TCAGAAGGTCAGCGTGCAAGGTGGTCTCCCCTCGTCCGTGTACTGCGGGTGGTACTGATGGACGGCCTCAAACCGCTCGTCGGGCCATGTGACGACGAGTTGCAGGTGGCCGATCCGTACGCGCGGACAGAGGCAGATCCGCCGGCCCGCCTTCCTCATCTGGTTCCAGAACTGGATGTCGTCGTCCACGCGTCCGCTGCCCCATCCGCCCTGCGCGTCTGGCTGACCCCAGAAGAGCGGGCGCTCGACGCCATCGAGCGCGGCTACGCGGATGAGCGTCAGGCCGAAATGGCCCGTGTAGATGTCGATGGCCTCGCAATGCAGCTGCTCCTCGGAGATGCCGCGCGCGAGTTTGCCGTCTGGCCCTTGGATGCAGACGAGCGAGTTCTCCTTGTCCCTCTGGATCTGGAGCGGGCAGAGGACATCGACATCGGGATTTGTCTCCATGATCTGCCAGAGGCGCACGATGTCGTTCTCGTCGAATACGGAATCGTAGTCGACGGTCAGGATGTACTTTCGGCCTTCGACAACGGCGGCCTCGACCATCCGCTGCATACATTGGCCCCAGAAGACGCCCGTCGTGCGCGTGACATCAATCCCCAGGCTTGCCGCGGATTCGTGCAGGCATCCCATGGTCGTCGTCCACGCGATGCGCGGCAGCGACATGATCGCGCCGATGTCCTTCATCGGGCGCTGCGGCGTCGGGCGCGCGTACTTCCGTGCGCGGATGCGGATGTATCCACCCTCCGTCCATGAGGTTCCCGACGCCGGTCCCGTGACGCCGAAGCCGCACGCGTCGAGCGCGCGGACCAACTTCGTGCGGTTCCAAATGCTCTTGAAGCGCCCGCCGTCGACCGCGTGCTGCTCCGCTCCTCCGCTCTGGTTCGCGTAGATCGCCACCGTGTGGTCGAAGTCCGGCACGATGAGGTCGATCGTGTCTCCGTCCTTCATCGTGCGCGCGAGGTCGCGGAGGTACTCCACGGCGTCCTCTGTGCTTCGCTCCGCGACGCGGAATCCGATGTCCATGTGTTCGGGCAGTCCACTTGCGTATTCCATGCTGGCCTCCTGCGCGGGATGCTACGCAAAAGAGAACGAGGCCGCACCGAAGTGCGGCCCCGTTCCACGCGAATGGCTCGGTGCGTCAGATGTTGGCGACATTGACCGCGTTCACCTCGCCTGCCGTGTTCGGCGCGTCCGCGCCGTTGTGCAGGACCGCGATGAGCGAGAGGGCGTTGGTCGCCGCGTAGCCGGTGGTCGGCTTCAGATACCGCTTGCGGCCGCGGAGGTCGACATTCCAGACGACCTTGGCGATCGACGCCGCCGAGGCGGTCGTGAGCGGGGTCAGGCCGGTGGTGATCGTCGCCCAGGACGAGTCGTCGTCCGACTCCTGGAGGATCGTGTTCGCCGCGGTCGTGTGCAGACCCGCCGCAGCGTTGTTGAATCCGACGATCTGGCAGTAGGAGAATCCGCGGGTGTCGATCGAGGCGGTGAGCGTCGAAACGGCCGCGCCAGACGCGCAGATGAACTTCGTGTTTGATGGCTTCATGTGTGTTCGCTCCGTTTCGATCAGAGGGTCAGCTTGATCATCGCGCCGGCGGCCGAGGCAGAGCCACAGTTCGCGCAGACGATGTCGAAGCGGGAAGTGCCGCGGATGATGCGCTCGTCCTGCTCGAACGCGTTGAGCGCCGAGTCGGAGAAGGCAACGGTGGTCGAGCGACGGTCGCCGAGGTAGACCGCCTGGGTCATGTCGCCGACATACGCGTAGGTCGCGCCCGCGCCGCTCGGAGCAGCCGCAAGTGCCTGGGTGAACTCAACGGGGTAGCCGAAGAAGGACGGACCCGTGACGCCGCGGATGATCTCCGTAGCCGTCGCTCCGCCCGCGCCCATGGCGAGACGCTCGAATGCCGCGTGGTACACGCTCTTGTTGCAGTAGAACTTGATGTTTCCGCGCTGCGATGCCCAACCTGGCAACTTCGAGAGGCCCTTCATGATCTCGGCGATCGTCACGCCGCTTACTGCAGTCGCATCGCCGTCAGAAACCTGGTAGGTGGCGTCCGAAAGGGTCGTGCCGAGGCCGACGATTCCGCCGTAAGACGAGGTGCCGTCGCCGTTGAATCCTGCGTCGTCTTCCTTGAACGAGAACGCATACGCGATCTCGCCGGCGATGTCGTCGCCGATGTTGACGAGCGCATCCTCGAGCAGTTCGTTGGTGACGGTCGTGAGCGCCATCAACTTCTTGGCGACGAGGTTCACCTGGTCGATGGTCTGGGTCGACTCGGTTCCAGGCGCAGCCTCGCCCACGAAGTAGGCGGTCAGGCCGGCGGCGCGCTTCGGGATGCGCAGCGTGTCGGAGGCCATCGGCCAGATGCGCGCGTTACGGCGGATGACGCCGTACTGCTCGCGCAGCGTGACGAGTTCGTTCTCGAACTCGTCGGGGACGAGGAAGCCGCCCTGGTTGTTGACGCCCTCGGTGTGGGCCTTGCGGATGACGAGGCCGTTGTTCGCGCAGAACTCGGCGCTCTTCTTGTGGCCCATGGCACCCATGAACCAAGCGCCCATCTTGTAGGCGCTCTCGCGGTTCTTCAGGTGCTTCAGGCGGCCGTACTGACGCGCGGTTTCCCACGCCTTCGGCTCGGCGGTGACGGCCATGGTCGGCGCGTTGCCGCGGGTCGCGCCGGCGATCGCCGAGCGCACGCTCTTCGTGATCTGGTCCTCGGTCATCTCTGGCTCCTTTGCCATGTCGGTCTCGACCTCGGCTTCGCCGGCGGCCGGTGCGATGGTGATGTCAATGGCGTCGGGGTCGACGGCCACGCCGTTCTCGTCCACGATCATGAACCGATCGAGGATCAACTTCTTCTGTGCGATGACGCCCGCCTCGCCCTTGATTCGGGCGGCCTTGGCGAGTGCGTCGCGCACTTCCGTGATTTCCATGGTCTTCATGGTGATCTCCTGCCGTTCGATGGTCAGCCGCGAGGCGCGCTTTCAGCCGTTGCGTAGGCGCGCCGAGGACTCACGACCACAGCCGTCCCCGCGCTCGAGCGATTTCGCGCGCGACGATGGCGTCCGTATCAATCGGCGCGCGCTTCGGAGCGGATGAGTCCGCACGGACTGGCATCGGGACGACGATCTGCACCCGCTTGGGCGGCTCGTAGCCGAAGAACTGCTTTGCCGCGACGGGCGAGACGAGTCCCTTCTTGACCGCCGTGATGAGCGCATCTGGGTTCGCCTGCATAGGCGCGAGGCTGACCTCGAGCAGCTTCCACCGCGAGTAGACCGTCGAGACGCCTTCGCCGTACTTCTTGCGGTCGATGTCGCTCGCGCGTCGGACGCCTCCGTTCTCGGGGATGTAGCCGACCGAGACCGAGTTCACGATGCCCTGCCCGACGAGCGCCGCGGCCACCTCGGGAAAGAACTCGCCGACATAGCCGGCAGGCTTCTGCGCGAAGACGAACTCGCCCACGATGTCGCGCTCCCGACGCTTCAGTCCGACCGCTCGGCCGACTGGCTTGGCGTAGTCGTGATTCCAGAATAGGACGGGGTTCTGGTCGAACTCCTTTGAGTTCATGCCGCCAGGGATCAACACCTCGCCGTCGCGGTCGAGCGTCTCGGCGGTGATGACGGCGGTGAATCCCTTGGCCGTCGCGGAAATCTCGGCGGCGAGTGCCTTGTGAATGGTGGTCATGCTTCCTCCCACGGTCCCGACATAGCGGCCGCGTCTGCTTCCATGTCCTTGATGATCTGCTCGTAGTCGTCGATTAGTTTCGGCTGCATGGAGCAGCGGCAGTTTGGGTGCAGCGGAGGCCCGTCGATAGCCTCGTAATCGAGCGCCAGTTCGCCGCCGTCCGCGCCAGTCAGGACCGCGCCCTGCTTGAAGAACGGGTCGTTGATTCCGACCGACTTCTGGCCGAACTCCGCGGCCGCTGCCTCGCAGAACTCGCACGGGTCTGGCGCGAGGAGCCAGGTCTTACCCTCGACGAGTCCAGTGGACTTCCACGCCTCGCTCTCGGCCTTGCGCGTCGCGCGCTGCGCCTCGGTGCGGGCGATCGTGATCGCGCGAGAACGGGTCGAACGCTGCGCGTCGCCGCGTTCACCGGCCCACTCCTGCACACGGTCTGCCAGCTGCTCGACCGTCTCTCCTGTCTCGATGCCGTCCCCGAGAATCTTGGAGACACGGACGGATGTGTACTGATTGATGCTCCGAGCAGACGAGCGCGCGAGGCGCACCGACTCCGAGCGGACATACGCGTCGAGGTTCGCCGTATCGGGCGTGAAGTCCGGCA